CTTTTTTAATTGAACCAGCTGTTGTAAAAGACCTAGGACCACCATTCATATCTTTATGAATGCCCTTATACATTTCCATATTCTTTTTTGTTTGTACTTTTTTACTACAAACCGTACCGCATGTTCTATATCTGGTTACAGTATTAGTACACCCTGGACCAGCACATATTGTCATTCTGTTCTCCATACTCTTAGGTATTTATCTCCGTCTTCGTACACAGTACGGGAAGTCAATATCTTACCATTACGAGTACCATAAGCAGACGCAGCAGTTCTAAACCTGACTACTTCTTTTTCGCTATCGTAAGCAATAGCCATGCTATCTCCTACATCTAACTTATAGAAATGATACTTCTGTTTATAGTTGTTAGCTTTATCGGGTAAGGGTATGTCCGAAGTTATCTCCACACTACTTACCGTTCACCGATAGAGAGCCACCTTTCCAAAAGTAAGCGTCTTGGTGTTGAGGGTGGTCAGGTCTTTTGAATACGTAGATAGTATCTGGGTTATATCTCATGTCAACTAAATTACACGCGTCCTCAATCATACTTTCTTCGTAACATAAAATTTCTTCACGGTCATCTAAAGACTTACTACCATAACTCACTACCCAATGAGGGTCAAGAGCATGGTTAGCCGAATAAATCATTCTTATATCTTCACTCATATATTACTCCTATATAAATATATAGTATATATAGTATATACCATCAGTAGGTAAGTAAATGATTTTGTTAATATATTTAAGGGGGTTTACGCCTTGATTTAGTAACTAAAGCCTTAGTACCTAATACTTAAATCAAGGGCTTAAAACGGCTCACAGTAAGCCTAAACTAGGAATTTTTAGTTATATAACCTAGCTTTATATCATACTTAATATCATTAAGAGTTAGCACACCTCTATCTAATACTTTTTGTATACTCGGCTTACCTATGTAACTCAATAACCTTTTTTTATTCTTTTGGCTCATTGGTACTTTATCTGTACGTATTAATATCTGGGTAGTATCGTAAGGGTCACGACCACGCACAGTTGTACAGTAGTTGTTAGGTTTAGGTATGTCTACCTTATGGTTTTTGTATAGATTTTTCATATCATCCTCGGTTATATGTTTAGCCTTTTTCATTAATACTTTGTATAAAGCAAACTGCCCACATTTAGCAGTATCAAACTTTTTAGCTTTACCTGTGTATTCTTTATACCAACGCTCAGCTTGGGGTACACCTAAAGAAGGAGACATTTTCATAGGGTCACCTATATAAATACCACCGCCTTTTACTTTATGCATCTCAGTCATATTGAACTTCATTACCCGACTAGGTAAGTCAGGTAAAAAGTATACAAAGTGTGTGCTATACGCTGGGTGCATCTTTCTTAGTAGCTATGGTAAAGTGTTCATATATACCCGCTTCTACTAGCTGGTCGTATGCATCTTTTTTACTTTTCTTAAGCCCGTAAAAGTATTCTTTTAATACCCCGAAACTAGAGATTCTAGTAAACTTAAGACCACTTGACTTAGCTTCTAGTTTTAGCCCTATTAAAGCTGTAGCCATACGCATATTGTGCATGTCCTCTAAATAGTAACCACCCTCGTCTGCAGCTTTCCAAACCTCACCGTTTAATTCTAACATAGTTTTCTCCTTTAAATTAACTATATTAATTAAACTATAGGTCGCTAGTCAATACTAGCATAGTCTAATTAAAGTTACCAGCTAGGTTGATCGTCGTACTTACCTTTTATTAGCCTAACGTTCTTTGAATTTAACCAGCCTCTAAGTTCCTGGCTTCTTTCTTTACTGGTGGTATCTTTCTTGGTATATATCTCTGCTTTTTTATCCATAAACATTTTATACCCAGTGTAATAGTCACCGTCTCCTAATTCACTGAACCTAACAATCTGCCATGCACGTGCTTTAGTAACACCAAACTCGTATCCTATTTCCTCAAGAGTCTTACCTTCCTTTGAACTCATGACTATTTCAGAATACATCTCTTCTTTTTCTATACGTCTACTCATTTAAAAAACTCCTTATAATGAACTGTTGCTTCTCCCCAACTTCTACCTATTTCTGCATCAACTTTATTGGGAACACATAAAGGTGTACAGTCCGCCATTACCTGCATGATAAGTTCACACTGGTCAGGGTCGGTAACTGAAATATCTAATTCATCGTGTACTTGGGTATGTGGTAAAATACCTTCTTTGTACAAGTCAATCATTGCTTGCTTAGTCATATCTGCTGCTGAGCCTTGTATTAATCTATTCATAGCTTTATAGGTAAAAGCTCTTTTAACTTGACTACCATACTCAGTAACAGCTTTTTCATAAGGGTAGGCTGGTTGTCTATCATTCATAGGCTCGTAAAGATTAAACCTACATTTACGCCCAGCTATAGTGGTTATATATCCACGGTTAGCCCCAAGCCTAGCACATTGATCACGTAACCCCTTGATAAAAGGTACTCTTTTATGATAGGTATCAAATAGTAACTCTGCTTCCTGCATAGATAGGTCTAGCTGTTTTACTAGCTTATCTTTACCCATCCCGTAACTTAGCCCTAAGTTAATTATCTTAGCTTCTTTACGGCTTATGTTAGCCATATCTGCTACTACCTGATGAAAGTCAGCATCCCTATTACGGTAAGCATCAACTGCTTCTTCTGCCCCTTCTTGCTCGGTAGCTGAAGCGTAATGTACTGTTAGTCTAGGTTCTTGCTGAGAGTAATCAAAGCAACCCCAGTAATGGTCTTTTTCAGGTATAAAGATACTACGAATTAATGGACCAATATCCTCATTACGAGCGGGTACTTGTTGTAAGTTAGGGTTACTACTACTGAACCTACCTGTTACTGTACCACCACGGTCACTACGTAAAGGATGAAGTTCTCCATGTATTCTACCACCCACACTATGCTCTAGTATCATCTTATCTATAAAGGTAGTCCTAGCTTTATTTAGCTTACGTGCTCTTACTATGTTGTTAGCTAACTTATGGTCATGAGCTTCTAACCAGTCACCAGCAAAAGATGGTGCGTTAGTCTTAGGTGTACGTGGGTAACTTAATCCTGCCCTATCAAATACTGTAGCTATAGACTGTGCTGCCCATAGGTCAGGCTTCATACCGAACTCTTTATGGATAGAAGTTAGTATGGTGTCTTCTTCTTTCTTTAGTTTTTTACTCACCCTTTCTGCTACGTCAAGGTCAACAGGTACGCCTTTATATCTCATGTCAAGTAAGATAGGTATTAGAGCAGTCTCTAAGTCATATATCTTGGTAACGTTTTCTGCTTTAAGTAACTCTTTAAATACTCCCCATAACTTTAAGGTAAGTGCTGCGTCTTGCTCACCGTATGGACCAACATACCTAGCGGGTAACTTATACATCTCACTCTTAGGATTTAACCCATAAGCTTCTGCTGCTTGAGTAAGTAAAGTTTCATCTTTATTCTCACCACAATATTTTTTACCTAGATTATTTAATGAGTAACTATATTGATTCTCATCTATTAAAGGAGCAGCGAACATAGTGTCTTGTATCTTACCTTTGACTTCTATACCATAGCGTTTAAGCCAACCCATATCGTATAAAGAATTATGGAATACTTTGTCGTTACCGTAACTCATCTGTTTAGTCATCCATTTGATAACTAGGTTTTTATCCAAGTTACCACCACCCTCGTGCTGTATAGGAAAATATAAACTAAAGTCTTTAGTGGCTATGGCTATACCTGTGATATAACCAGCGTCTGGGAATGCCCAAGATGGACCATGAGACATTAATAATGGGTCATAGGTCTCTAGGTCTATAGCTACTTCACTGTATCCACTCAGGTCAGGTAGACTACTCGGGGGTGTCCAATCCACCTCAGGCAAAAATAAACTTACTTGTCTCGGCATACTCTATTCCTTAACTCGGTTGAGCTAAACTGATGTGCTCGTTTATTAAAGTGTACTTTTTTAATACCGAACTCTTTACGTCCGGAAAAAGGTTTCTTGTAATACTCGTCACCTATTATTCTTATGTCCCACTGTACGCCCCTTAATATATTAAGTAGGTCGTCTTCTCTTTCGTAAACTAGTATGTCGTCAACATATCTACACGCCTTAACTTGAATCTGTCTTTCAACTATGTTTTGTATTGGTGTGTTTTTCTTAGGTCTATCTATACTAGGGTCTTTTTGAATACATACGGTTAGGTGATCACACACCGTTTTAGCCTCAGCTAACATAAGTATATGACCAGCATGGAATAAATCAAAAGCACCAAATGTTATGCCCTTAATCATTACTAGCTAAATGCCCTTCGACTAACAATAAATATCTACGTAAGTCACGTATGTCATCTAATATGCCGTCACTACTAGGGTCTTGTTTAATAGTTTTAAATATGTCATAGTTATCAGAACTAACTTGATTCTCTATCCTATCCCACTTACGGGCTAGCATCATAAAAGCACCTACCCCACCCCTCAAACGCCAACTATCTCCATAACTTTCCTGGGCTATCTCTAAAGCTTCTACGTCACTTTTAGCTAACTTACCTATAAAGTCAAAATTACTACCTGCCATTTTATATACCTCCGTATATCTTAGTGAGGTAGCCAAGTAAATGCTTACCTCTTTCGTTTAATTTATCTGAAGCTAAATACTCCACACCGTTACTAAATACCTCGTTCATATTAGTATTCCCTAGACGCCTTTGACGTACACAAAAAACTAATAACTCAAACATATCTGCTTGTTTACCTAGCTTACTTTCAGCACGGCTCAGCTTGTAACTGATACCTATACTGTCTTCGTATTTAGTTTCTATCCTTTTTAATACTTCAACTAAGTCAGGGTTAGCCCACTTAACTGGTGCTGGTATATCACCGGTAAACAGTTCAGCTACGTCATGAGTTAAAGCTCTTAATATAGCTTCCTTACTTACGTTAGGGTCAAGATACTGTAGTATCATAGCTACGCCCCAAGAGTGAGAAGCTACTGACTGCTCACCTATAGTTTCTAAAGTGTGGTAACGCTTAATAGCACCACCACGTATCATATTGAATAAATCATTCATATCTGTCATCACACATTTTCTCCTTACCGAAATAACACCACTTACAACCAAACGTACTAGGTTTAGCTGGAAACTCTGTAGCCTCGGTCATAGCTACGGCTCTGTCATTTAATTTCTTTTGTTTATGTACTATATTTTCAGCACTATACTCATACCTATCAATCTTACCATGGTCTAAGTACCAGAGCTCAGTAGTTATGGTTTTAATTTCAGGCATACGTTCTAGTACTACTGCCCCATATAACTCACACTGCTCTCTATGTACTTCTTGGTTACCGTCGTATCTACCTGTTTTAAAGTCTATAACTCTAGCGGTATCTGTACCGTCAATATGTACAAACGCATCTACTTTAGCCCTACCCCATGTAGTTTCACCGAACCATGGTGCTGGCTTCCAGTCTTTATCAAAAGCCCAGTCGCCCTCACAGGTTACATAACTTTTAAGGTGAAGGTCTTTTAATGCATCAAAGGCTTCTTCAAAGTCTGCTAGTTCTTTAGGTATCTCATCAAATCGACCCCTTATATAATCCTCACACA